AATCCATCAAACCAAGCTGGAAATGTTGGAAACGGCTCATTGCGCGGTGTAGTTTCACCGGGTCTGAACCTCCATGTTTCACGCTCAATCGGTACAGCTGGATCAACAACAGCCGAAGGCGATCTATCAATGGTTGTTATCAACCCAGATTCATACACATGGTATGAAAGCCCACGCTTTACGCTACGCACCAATGTCAATTCAGATGGAACAATTGACATCCTGTATTACGGCTATGGCGCACTAGCAACCAAGGTTGCAAATGGTGCAACATGGAACAACCTCGCATAAATAACTCATAATCGGTAGCGGTCGCTCCCGAACGCTACTGACACGAAAGGAACCGAGATGCCTGCAATAGTTACAGCCTCACAGCTTAGACAAATTTTGGGTGTCTCGGTTTCTTTGTATTCCGATGCACAACTTGATTCATTTATTGATTCAGCTGAGCAAACGATTTTGCCTTTACTTACGCAATACCAATCATCGGTGACTTTTGCCAATGTGAGTGATTCCGTCATTTATTTCACCACACAGCGGCCAAATTACTTTGTGCCGGGTCAATCTGTTGTTGTTACCGGGGCCGGAGCTTACAGCGCGACTTATACAGTCACCGATGATCGGATTGAGCCTTACACTTTTACAGCTGCAACCGCTGCCGCTGATCGTGATTATCCATTGCCGTTTATTCCAGCGGCAACAGCGACATTGAGTGGTGGATCGGCAGCGGCTTTGTACGCATCCACACCACCAATTGAAAATGCAATTTTGGTTGTGGCGGTTGAAATTTTTCAGAGCATCACAGCTCCCGGCAACCAGATCATGTCAGACAATTTTCAGCCGTCACCATTTATCCTCGGCCGCAGCTTGACCAACAGAGTGATCGGCCTACTTGGGCCATTTTTGGATGTTGAAACGATGGCACAATGAGCATTGAATCAGCAATCCGCACACCACTCAAAACAGCACTTTCATCCATTGCTGCCAATGTGTACAACGGCATCCCAGAGACTATGACCAGCCCATCAATTTGCTTGATTCCCGATGCACCTTATTTGGAAAGCGTTTTGATCAATGGAGCAACAACCAAAGTCAAGGTCAATCTGACTGTGACTGGTGTTGTGGGTTATGCCAACAACGCGGCAGCTTTGGATAATTTGGAAACATTGATGATTAGCATCATCAGCGCAATGCCGGGCGGTTATGAGGTCGGCAATGTAAATCAACCGCAACCATTGGAAGTCGGTGCTGGTAAATACCTTACGGCCGATTTACAAATAAGCACTTACTACACCAATTAAGGAGAAAAAATGGCAACGACAATCATCACCGGCAGAGACATCACTTTCACCATTGATAGTGACAATTTTGATGCACAGGCAACATCAGCAATTTTGACTGTTGATTCAACGATCAATACATACCAGACACTCGATGGCAAGGCGTATTTTACGACCGATTCGCAAGGATCGTTTGCCGTGGAAATGCTGGCAGATTGGGGAGCAACTGGATCGCTTTGTGAAGCCTTATGGACAGCGGCCTCATCAGCTCCAAATACAGCATTGCCTGTTGTACTTGTAGCCGATACAGGCGCATCATTTGCGTTTTCTGTGCAACCAATTTTCCCATCAGCTGGAGGCACAGCACCAGATGCACAAACAGTTTCATTGACATTTACTTGTGTTACAACACCAGTTTTGACAATTAGCTAACAAAGGAGATCGGGAGCATGAAACTAGCAATCACGATGGAATTCACAAATGGGGAGAGCGCGACCTATACCGCGCTCCCACCAGAGTGGATGAAATGGGAACAAAAAACCGGAAACACGATTCAGCAAGTATCTGAGAAATTGGGCATTGCTGATTTGATGTTTTTGGCGTACCACGCAATGAAACGCGAATCGGCTGGAAAGCCTGTGAAGCCTTTTGAGGTTTGGTGCGAATCTGTAACCGACATAAACATGGGAGAAACCGAAAACCCAAAAGCTACGAGCCGGGAACAATAAACCGGATCATTTGGGAATTGGCAATCACCACAGGATTGTCGCGATCAGAGTTTCAAACCGCTGAGGACATTTTAACTGTTTTTGAGATTCTAAGGATACGAAATGGCAACTGAGTCAATCACCTATGACAAAACTCAATTGCGCGGCATTTTGCAGGCTTTCAAAGGCATGGATGAACAAGCTGTATCAGAGGCCAAAGCCGTTTCAAATGGGTTGGCCACTTATGTGCAATCCAAAATCATTTCATCAGCTGGAGGCCGACCAAATAAGGCGGCCGCTCGCGTTGCTCAAGGATCGCGCGTGAGTAAATCATCAAAAATTGGTGAATTGTCATTTGGCTTTGTTTCGCAGAAATTTAGCGGTGGCGGTACAACTCAACAACTTTGGGGCGGTTACGAATTCGGCTCAAATAAATACAAGCAATTCCCGGTGTGGTCAGGCCGTGAAGGCCGCGGATCAAGAGGATACTTTATTTATCCGACATTGAGAGCCGAACAACCACACATTATCAATGAGTGGGAAAATGCTTTCACAAAGATTTTGAAGGAGTGGTGATGGCCGGACAAAGTAGGACACTCAAACTCTCCATTTTGGCGGACATTGACAACCTCAAAAAGAATCTCAATGCCGGATCAAATGAGGTTGAAGGTTTTGGCGGCAAGCTTGGTGGATTTGCCAAAAAAGCCGGCACAGCTTTTGCCGTAGCTGGTGCGGCCGCTGCCGCCTACGCTGGCACATTGCTTGTGGATGGTGTCAAAGCTGCAATTGAGGATGAAGCCGCTCAAGCAAAATTGGCAACGACATTGGAAAATGTCACCGGTGCCACCAGCGCACAGATCAAGGCTGTTGAGGATTACATCACGCAAACAGCTTTGGCCAATGGCATCACCGATGACAAATTGAGGCCATCGCTGGATCGGTTGATCAGAAGCACAAAGGATCAGACCAAAGCACAAGAATTGCAAACATTGGCGTTGGACATTGCTGCCGGTACGGGTAAAGACTTGCAAGCCGTTTCAGAGGCTTTGGGTAAAGCTTACGATGGCAATTTAGGAGCTTTGAAAAAACTTGGTGTGGGCATCGATGACTCAATCATCAAATCAAAAGATTTCGATGCGGCCGCTGCCGCTTTGTCAAAGACTTTTGAAGGTCAGGCATCAAAGCAAGCTGAGACATTTCAAGGCAAAATGGATCGTTTATCGATTGCATTTGGTGAGGCAAAAGAAACTGTCGGATCGTATGTGCTTGATGCACTCACACCATTACTCAGCACCTTTGTTGATAAAGGCATCCCAGCAATTCAAGATTTTGCAGACAATTTGGGCAAAACATTGGGGCCAGCCTTTGGAGAAATTTTCAAAACAATTCGCGATGATCTTTTGCCTGTTTTGGTTAAGTGGTGGAAATTTCTGTATGAGGAGGTTATTCCAGCAATTCTCTCGATTGTTGGGCCAATCCTTGAAGGTTTGAAATCTGCATTTGATAAGATCAAAAAAGCAATTTCTGACAATTCTGAGGAATTGCAACCTTTCTATGATGCACTCGAAAAGGTTTGGGATTTCATCAAAAAGTATTTGGCACCACTTTTGGGCGGTGCTTTCAAAACAGCACTTGAGGCCATTGGCACAATTGTTGGCGGACTAGTTACAGGCTTTTCAAAGCTTGTTGGATTTATTTCAAACACAGTCACCAAGCTCAAAGAATTTGTCAATTTCATCAAGGATAACCCGGTCACACGCTTTTTCTTTGGCGATTCAAATGATAAGTCGCTCAAAGCTGGTGTGGGATTTGATCCGGGTGCAAGCGATGGCGGTTTTGGTGGTGGCACAACTACCAGCGGCACGGGCACAAGCACCACATTTTTGGGTGGCAATGATCCGCGCACATTTACAGGCGCACCGCTTGAGTCATTTTCACCGGGGATGCAAGCTGCAATTTTGCGCAAAAATGAAGTGGTTGCAGAAACGGAAAGATTGCGACAAGCTCGTGAATCGGCCGCAGCTGCACGATTGGCGGCCACGGGTGGCCTTTCAACGGCTGATCGCATCACCATCAATGTGAGCGGTGCAATTGATCCCGAAGGCACAGCACGAACAATTGTGGACACTCTCAACAATTCTTTCTATCGCGGCACAGGTGGCGCAAATAGCCTGCAAATAGCATGAGCCTATTCAATCCAATTTGGCGCGTGACCATTGGCGGTGTGCAATACCAAACCGCCATTTTGGCCAATCTAACAATCACCAGCGGCCGCACAAACATTTATGAGCAAGCGCAAGCCGGATACACCAATTTGGAAATCATCAACCTTGATCAATCAAATGTGGCAATTGCGATCAATGATGCAATCACCATTGAATTGCAAGATTCAACAGCTGCATTTGTGCCAATCTTTGGCGGATCGGTTGTTGAAATAGGCATTTCGGTTGCTGAGGTTGGCAGCGTTGATTATGCACAGCGCATCAACATCATTGCTTTGGGCGCATTGGCGCGATTGCCAAAAGCTTTGACTGATGGTGTTTTGAACGATGATTTTGATGGTGATCAGATTTATACCATTTTGAGTGAGGTTTTATTTAACACATGGCAAGAGGTACCAGGTGCATTGACTTGGGCAACCTACGATCCAACCACTCAATGGCAGGATGCAGAAAACAGCGGATTGGGTGACATTGATCGGCCCGGAAATTATGAGCTAGAAAATCGATCATCATCGGTAACTGATGTTTATTCATTGGTTTCAGCTTTGGCAACATCAGGATTGGGATACCTCTTTGAATCCGCCACGGGGCAAATCGGTTATGCAGACAGTACACACCGCACAAATTATTTGGCAGCGAACGGGTATGTTGATTTGTCGGCCAACCATGCTTTGGCATCGGGTTTGAGCATCCAATCTCGGACAGGAGATGTGCGCAATTCCATCACGCTCAAATACGGCAACAATTCAGCTTTGGAGGTCAGCGCGGTTGATACGGCCTCGATTGGCTTGTACGGCCAATTGGCACAGATTTTCACAACCACCATCAAGCACCAAGCCGATGCACAAGATCAAGCTGATTTTTATTTGGAATTGAGAGCATACCCACGATTCAATTTCAACAACATCACATACGAGCTTACAAATCCAGAGCTTGATGATGTTGATCGTGATGCCTTGATTGGCGTTTTTATGGGGATGCCGGTGAACATTGCCGATCTGCCGTTGAACATGAATTCAGGTGATTATTTGGGTTTCGTTGAAGGCTGGACATTTTCCGCCCGATACAATCAGATCAGCATTTCATTGGTTGTTTCACCAATCAGCTTTTCATTGCAGGCAATGCGCTGGAACGATGTGCCGGTGGTCGAACAATGGAACACAGTCAATCCAACTTTGGATTGGATCAATGCCACGATTGTGGCGTAAGGAGAAAACATGAGCAACCCAACGAGCAATTTTGGCTGGCAAATGCCGACCAACACAGATTTGGTCTCCCAGCTGCCAGCTGATTTTGAGGTATTTGGTCAGGCGGTTGATACATCGTTGGCCGACCTTAAAGGCGGCACAACTGGTCAAGTGTTGTCAAAAGCATCAAACACAGACATGGATTTCACATGGGCGGCTATTGATCCTCTTGTGATTTTAGATGCAAAAGGTGATTTGATTACAGCGACAGCGGCAGATACACCGACAAGATTGCCAGTCGGAACAAATGGTCAAGTTTTGACAGTTAATTCCGCCCAATCAACTGGTTTGCAATGGACAACTCTCACGACAGGCGGCATGACTGAATTGGCAAGTGGATCTTTAACAGGATCAACTGTGTCAATGACATCCATCAGCGGAAGTTACAAAGATTTGGTGTTGTACATCCGTGATTATTATTTCTCAGCAAATGAGCATTTTAGGTTTCAATTAAATGCAAATACTGGCACAGTCTATAACAATGGTGGATTAGAGTTTAATTACAGTACAGCAACACAAGGCATGAATACAGTTTTGCAAACAAGCTTTGGTCGTTTAACTTGGGGCTATCAAGTAGGAAATACAGACAATAACAATTTTGCACAAATCACAATTGCTGATTATGCAAACACAAGCAGCCGCAAAATTGCCGATTGCATGGCAACTTATACAGATTCAGGCAGCGACCGAACAGCATTTACAAATTACATGATGTTCAACAGCACAACGGCTGTTTCACGCATTGACATTTATCCAGCATCCGGAACATTTTCGGGTGGTACTTATGTATTGTATGGAGTTTCATAATGACTAAACCAATGATAAAGATTCACGATGTAACTACAGGCGAAATTATTGAAAGAGAAATGAACGAAGTTGAATTGGCAAATTTCGAAGCAAGTGCTTTTGATAGTCAGCAAGAGATTGAATTGAAATCCACAAAAGCAGCTGAAAAATCTGCATTGCTGGAGAAATTGGGCATCACAGCTGATGAAGCGGCTTTGTTGCTTTCATGAATTTTCCACAAGGCACATTGCCGCGTTTGATTCAGGTCGCACTTGCTGAGGTAGGCACGGCCGAAACAGGCAACAATGAGACAAAGTACGGCAAACACATGAAAGCCGACAAGCTGCCATGGTGTGGGTCATTTCTCAATTGGTGTGCTGATCAATCCGGTGTGAAGGTGCCAAATGTGGTCAGCACCCGTGCTGGAGCTGAGGCATTTCAAAAGGCAAAGCAATGGCACACAACACCAAAGATTGGTGATTTTGTTTTCTTTGATTTCATCATCGATGACAAAACAACAATCAATCACATTGGCTTGGTGATCCGGGCATCGGAAAAACAGATTGTGACTATTGAAGGCAACACATCAGCTGGTGCAAGTCAGCGCAATGGTGGTGAAGTCATGGTGAAATCAAGAGCTTTGGGAGCACGCTCATTTGTGGTCGGTTACGGCCGCCCAAACTATGAGCCTTTTTCTGGTGATTTACCAGATCGACCAAAAGGAGAAAAATAATGGAGCAAGCAAAAGCAATTGCAGCATCATGGGCGCGGTCATACATTGCAGCCGCTTTGGCCGTGTACATGGCCGGGGGCGATCTCAAGGCAATGGCAATGGGTGGCGTGGCAGCTGTTGTGCCAGTCATTTTGCGTTGGCTCAACCCAGCTGACAAAGCTTTCGGATCAACGGGGAAATGATCCCGAAACTACGCGCGGCAAGCTTAGCTTTGATCCTTTCGCTAAGCCTTGCCGGGTGTGGTTATCAAGGTTGGGTGCGATACCCATGCCAAGAGCACGAGAATTGGGAAAACCCAGAGTGCAAAAAACCACAATGCAAAGTCACAGGAACTTGCACAGAGGATGTGATCGGTGATGGCCTCGAAAAGTAAAGAGCGATTAAGTCAAGAGGAAATCAAGGCACGGCTGATGTTTCTCATTGGCGCGGTTTTGTCATTTGTGTTTTTGATTGTCACATTGGGCATCACATACGCATTGATCTTTGTGACACAGCCGATTGGAGCACAAGCTCCCAATGATGCAGCTTTCATTGATTTGCTTAAGACTTTGGCAATTTTTCTCACCGGGTCTTTGGGTGGGGTTTTAGCATCGAACGGACTCAAAGACAAGAACAAATCAGAGTATGAAAAAAGAATCGAAAGGCGTTTTGGCGGTAGCGACACGCCATGATTTAAGCGTGATTGTTGAAATTGTCGGTTGATCCTGTCACTCTCTCTTTCGGGAGCTGATTCGCGGCTCCCAGAATCGGGAGCAACAAAATGAACGAAGCATCAATTGTGATCTTTATGATCATCGCTGGAGCCTTATGGGCTGTCATGTCTTATTCGGTCGGATTCAAAGAAGGCCAGCGACAAGGCTATACACGCGGCCGTGCCGTATCACGCCACATCTCACAGCTCAATGAGAAGGTGGACAACTAATGGCCGGATTTCTCG